AGAACTATGAAGAATCTATGAATTTTGTGAAAAATTGTAAGGCATCATTTCTTGGTGGTCACTTAGAATTATCTGGTTTTGATATGATGCGTGGAATTAAGAATACGCATGGTATGGATAAAGAAGAATTTTCAAGATTTGAAATGGTTTTATCTGGTCACTATCATACCAAATCCCAAAAAGATAATATTTTTTATCTAGGTACTCAAATGGAATTTTTCTGGTCAGACGCTCATGACCCTAAACACTTTCATGTACTAGATACTGAAACTCGCGAATTAGAAGCAATAGTTAATCCTTTCACATTATTTGAAAAGATATTGTATGACGATACAAAGACAGACTATAGTAATTATGATGTAGACTATTTAGACAATAAGTTTGTTAAATTAGTCGTAATTAATAAATCTAATCCCTTTACATTTGATCAATTTTGTGATAGAATAACGAATAGAAAAATACATGAATTAAAAATTGCTGAGAATTTTGACGAATTTATAGGTGAAAGAGTGGGTGATGAAGGAGTATCTGTAGAAGATACCACTACTCTTCTTGACAGTTACATTGATAATGTTGATACTGAATTAGATAAGTCTAGAATTAAAATTGAAATGAGAAATTTATTGACTGAAGCACAGGCACTTGAAATCGCATGATAATATTTAAATCATTGAAGTATAAAAATTTCCTATCAACTGGGAATAATTGGACTGAAATAAAATTAAATAATTCTAAATCTACTCTCATTGTAGGATTAAATGGGTCAGGTAAATCAACTATGTTGGATGCCATATCATTTGGGCTATTTGGCAAACCTCATCGTGGCATAAACAAACCTCAATTAGTTAATACAATTAATAATAAAGATTGTGTGGTTGAAGTTGCCTTCTCAATAGGAAGTAAAGACTTTAAAATTGTTCGTGGGATAAAGCCAACCCTTTTTGAGATTTGGACAAATGGTAGTATGATTGATCAATCATCCCATGCTAAAGAGTATCAAAAAATATTAGAACAAAATATTTTGAAACTAAATCACAAATCTTTTCATCAAATTGTAGTATTAGGCAGCAGTTCTTTTATTCCATTTATGCAACTTCCAGCACAACATCGTAGAGATGTTATTGAGGATTTATTAGATATAAATGTTTTCTCTAAAATGAATATTATTCTTAAAGAGAAAACTGCATTGTTACGTGAAAAATTAAAAGATATAAAATACACTATTGATTTAACTGAAAATCAAATAAAAACTCAGAAGAAATATATCAACGATTTGACCACATTAAATGAGGAATTTATAGATAAAAGAAATTCTGATATATCTGATTTAATATCTGAGTGTGATACTTTGGAAGACAATAATATATTGTGTCAGAAGTTTATTGATGAAAATCAAAAAACAATGCAAGAGGAATTAAATCGTGCTAATGATAAAAAACAAGCACTACTACAATATCAAGCCCAATTCAAAACAAAAATAAAAGCATTGGTCAAAGAGGCAAAATTCTACGAGAAAAATGAAACTTGCCCAACTTGTACTCAGATTATTGATCCAACACTTAGATCACAAAATCTTGATGATGCACAAAAGAAAGCAAAAGAACTTAAAGAAGCAATGGATCATGGAATTAAAGAATCATCTATTGTAGAAGATACTATTGGGCGGTACACTGAGTTGGCAAATAAAGTCAGTCAGAATTTGTCAATTATATCTTCCAATAATAATACAATTACTCGCCTACAAAAACAAGTACAATCTTACCAAGATGAGTTAAATAAACTTTCTGAAAAAACTGGAGATTTGTCAAATGCTACCTCTGAATTAAAAAAATTAGAGGACGTTAAAAATGGTTCAAATAATGAAAGGTATGAAATAAATGAATCATATACTTATAATGCAGCCATGGCAGAAATGCTTAAAGATACTGGAATAAAGACTAAAGTAATTAAACAATACTTGCCTGTAATCAATAATTTAGTAAACAAATATTTACAGACATTAGATTTTTTTGTTCATTTTGATTTGGATGAATCCTTTCAAGAAACTATTCGTTCAAGGCATAGAGATGCTTTTTCATACGACTCTTTCAGTGAAGGTGAAAAACAACGTATTGATCTAGCACTTTTGTTTACTTGGAGAATGATCGCCAAGATGAAAAATTCTGTAGCAACCAATCTTCTAATTTTAGATGAAACTTTTGATTCTTCTTTGGATCATGATGGTGTTGACAATCTTATGAAAATACTGTATACTCTTGATGATGATACTAATGTTTTTGTAATTTCACATAAGGGAGAAATTCTTGATGGAAAATTTGAAAATAAAATAGAATTCTTTAAGAAGAAAAATTTTAGTAAAATAAAATAAGTGCTTGACGATTCAAGTATTATGTGTTATAATTGCAGAAATGAAACAATGGAGATTAAATTATGAGAGAAGTGATTAGCGAAGCCACAATTCAAGTATTGAAGAACTTCGCATCTATTAATTCAAATATTGTTATTGAAAATGGTAGCAGTATCAGAACTATTTCAGAAGCAAAAAATATTCTGGCAAAAGCAGAAGTTGAACAGACCTTTCCTCAAAGGTTTGGAATTTATGATCTAAGTGAATTCCTTGGAGTGCTTGGTTTGGTTGATACGCCAGTGTTAGATTTCTCTGGAGATTATGTTACTATTGGAGATTCTACTGGTAGATCAAATATCAAGTATTTTTTCTCTGATCCAGACATGCTGACAACATCTTCAAAAGATGTAAAGATGCCAGAAGGTGACGTTAAATTTCGCCTAGATATGGATACATTAAATAAACTAAAACGAGCGGCATCGGCACTAGGTCACTCAGAATTGATCATTGAATCTAGTGGAAATGACGGTCTTGCGAAATTGACGGTAACGACAACTGATAATTCTACAGCGAATACTTTTTCTATTGATATTCCTGTTGAAGAAAATTCAAGTAGTTATAAGTTTGTGTATAACATTAACAACTTGAAAATTTTAACTGGTAATTATGATGTGGAGATTTCATCAAAATTGATTTCAAAATTGACTAATACTGAAACTAAATTGCAATATTGGATTGCGCTTGAAAAAACATCTACTTACGGAGAGTAATTAAAAATGGCTGACGATAAAAATAAAAAAGTTGAAGACCCACATAAAAAAGCATATGACCTTATGAATCAAATTTCTCGCAGTGCGATTGCAGTAATTGATACAGTAACGCAGCGTGGTGGTTTTCGTGGTGAAGAACTATCAACAATTGGACAGTTGAGGGATCAGTGTACTCAAGGTGTGCAGATTGTTGAAAACTATAAGCAAGAGCAAGCAGAAGAGTAGTTAGTAAATTCCTATAAGGATACAATTATATTATGGATGTTGAATTACAACGAAAGTTGGATAATGAATTTTTGTGGGTGGAGAAATACCGCCCACAAACTATTGAGAGGACTATTCTACCATCTGATCTAAAAGAAACATTTAAACAAATTATTAAGACCAGTGAAATTCCAAACATGTTGTTTACTGGAACTGCTGGTCTTGGTAAAACAACAATAGCCAAAGCGTTATGTCATACTTTAGGACTTGATTATATAATTATTAATGGTTCTGAGGATGGCAATATTGACACTTTACGTGGAAAGATTAAACAATTTGCTTCTACTGTATCTTTACAAGGTGGTTATAAAGTTGTAATTTTGGATGAGGCAGACTATCTCAATCCACAATCAACTCAACCTGCATTACGTGGATTTATAGAGGAATTTAGTAATAATTGTCGTTTCATAATGACATGCAATTTTAAAAATCGTATTATTGAACCACTTCATTCAAGATGTGGTGTTTATGAATTTAATACATCCAAAAAAGAAATGGCAAGTCTTTGTGGTGATTTTTTTAAACATGCTAGAAATATTCTTGAACAAGAGAATGTAAAATTTGAAGATCAAGACCTTGTTAAGATTATCATGAAACATGCTCCTGATTGGAGAAGGGTTTTAAATGAAGTACAAAGACGATCTGTGGGTGGTGTTCTTAGTAATAGCGGTTCTAATAGTACTGGTATCAATGAAATTGATGCTCTCTTAAAATTCATCAAAGATAAAGATTTTAAGAAAATGCGGTCTTGGGTGGTGAACAACATTGATACTGATAGTTCTGCAATCTTTAGAGGAATTTATGATAAAATGTCAAATCATATCAAACCTCATGCTATCCCTCAAGTTGTTCTAATTCTTGCGGAATATCAATATAAGAATGCTTTTGTTGCTGATTTAGAAATCAATACGGTTGCATGTCTAACTGAAATAATGGCAAATGTGGAGTTCATAGAATGAGTGTTGCTTATGAAGGGTTAAATGATTGTGTGATATATGATTTTGAAACACTTTCTGTTGATGTAAACAGAGGTGTTGTATTATCTTTAGGTCTGCTTACTTTCTCTAGGGCAAGATTTACAAATAATCCATACAGTTATGAAGAACTTTTAGATAGTAGTGTTAGTATTAAGTATGATGTTAAAAAGCAAGTGGAAGTTTATGATCGTAAGATTTCAAAATCTACGCTTGATTGGTGGAATAACCAACCCAAAGAAACAACACAAGCGGTAATCACACCATCAGAAAATGATAAAGATATTAGCGAAACCTATAACTTTTTTGTGCAGAATGTAAATATCAATAACCTAAAAACAGTGTTTTCTCGCGGAAATACTTTTGATATTCCTTTCTTTGAAGGTATCTTAAATGATACTGGTAAAAAAGTTCCTTATCCATTTTGGATGGTTCGTGATACAAGATCATTTCTTGATGGTTTGCTTTGGGGGTCTGATGTTAAGAACGATTATATTCCAGAAGGATGTGCAGAAAAGTTTTTTAAACATGATGCGCGACATGATTGTGTAATGGATGTAATGCGTATGCAAACAGTGATACAAAACCTATGAACCACTTTGATTATTTAAACTCAATCAACCATAACAAAAACGATATTATGGTTGATGATATCACTGAGAAAGCATATAAATCATACTACATTAATAGATCATTATCCTATTTTAATGACACTATCCTTGCTGCAAATGAGATGAATAAGCATCACCACATTGATAACAGATTACAATATGATTTTATGCGTAATATTGTTAGAAAAAGAAAGCGGTTCTCTAAATGGACTAAGGCTGATAAAATGGATGCTTTAGATTCAATTAAGGAGTATTATGGATATTCAAATCAAAAGGCCAGAGAAGTTTTG